TCCATGGAACCGGTGTCGATAATGCGTCGTTTTAATTTATTTGTAACTGTACAAGTTAAAGAAAAATTTGCTCGGAATCCAGGAGTGGCACCTCAACATTTACAATTGTGTCCCAATTTAGCAAGAGAGTATACAAATTCAATTACTAGCAGTGATAATTTGGATATTATTTTTGCAGATTTGTGGAACATTTATTGCTTTACTATTGAATCTACCGGGAATGATGGCAAAGCTCTTATTTTTAAGAAACCTATTAAAAGCGACAAAGATGGAAATTGTTTACCTATGTCTATACGTGAGGTGCATACTATGGTGTGTGCTATGGCAAAGAAACACAATGATGATCAGAAATCTGTAGTGAAACGCATAGCTGACTTGCCTCGAGCTTTGTCAGATGCTTATGCAGAAGTATATCCTCATAATAGGTCATCTTATGAACTACAAAAACAATCAGGTAGTTTAGAGGTGCTTGTGCATCCATTTGTACCGACCACTATTGGTTTTAGTAAATGGTGGTACTTTACTCCTTTATTATTTTTTTTTAGTTTTACTACGTGCATATTTGGTTATTTGTCATTGTTTATTTATAGGCAATATATATCATATAAGAAGAAAGAAAGATATATTCGTAGTGTCTTAAATAATCCAGTTACTTGTGGTATAATATCTATATCCGCTTTGAGTTGTTTTTCCATTTTATTTTCCACGATTTTAAAGTGGGTTGTTAAGGGTGTTGTAAGCCAATTAAGATCTAAATTTGCAAGTCAAGGTAATCTTGCACCTTTATCAGTAGAACAATTAAATAAAAATTCTGGTAAGCAGAATGTCTGGGTTAAACAAAATTTGGAGAGAATCAATGTTAAAGGTTGTGTTACTATGATTGATCAACAATTACTTAATAAAGTAAAAAAAAAATATGGTGGTTGTTATTTCAGAATCAGGGGTGGAAGCTGACAAATTTATTTTTTTGAACGGTTTTTTCTTCAAAACAAATTTTGTTTTAATTCCTAATCATTTTTATGATTTAATGTTGGAAAAACGGGTGAGTTATTTACGTATCCGATCCAGCAGAATAGAAGGCAAAGAAGACAGAGTGCAACGCATTAATTTTAATAAAAACATGTATTTTAACATTCCTGGCACTGATTTAGGTCTTTTATATGTGACATATGGTGTGCCTGTTGCAAATTTAGTGCAGTTTTTTCCAAACAAAATTCATGAGCGCAATATACCTGCAGAATTGGTTTATTTGACTAGTGATGGGTTTAGAAAAACATCGTCAGCTTTACTTAAACATGGTATGCAAACAACAGTGAATACTGGTGAAGTTTTTGGATCGAAATATGAGGGATACTCGTACAAATTGGATGATAACACACCTACGTTTAATGGTATGTGTATGGGGACTTGGGTTTCAAACACTAAACCTACTTGCATAATAGGTTTTCATTTAGGTGGATCGACTGGAACACCACATGGTTGTTGTGGAGCTTTAGATATTTTTAGTTTAGAAACTGCAATTGATGTAGTGTTAAAACGGAACATTGATGCTCTTGATTTGAGTTCCGAGGGGGAGTTTGATCCTCATTTTGGTATAGCACACTGTAAACATACTAATCCAATTTTGACACCAGACGTGAAACCTGACCATCCTATGCTTTTTATACCTAGAAACGATTACATAATCAATTATGGTGATATAGGTCCGACACATAAGTATCGTACTAAAGTGGAAATACGTAAATACGCCCAAGATTTTTTTTCTTTTATTGGGAGGGATATAATTTATGGACCACCCAATATGAATGCACCACCCAAATGGTTCCACTTTTCAAAAAATTTATTTAAGTTTGCAGAACCTGGTATTGGTCCAAAATCTTGCATTTTACAAAGGGCTGTACAAGATTATTTATTACCCATAAGGAAAAATTTAAAATTATTTGCTGCCACTGGTAATTTGTTTTCTCGACCACTGACTAATGCAGAGGTTTTGAATGGAATACACGGCATGCGTTTCATTGACAAAATGAAGGGTAATTCTTCTATGGGATTTCCTTTATCCGGAACATTGTCCGAATATGTTGAAGGACCGGAAGGCTCGAAGCGTTTTAAAAAAGAAGCAGAATTTTTATGGGATCGTGTGACTCAAATGGAAGAGGATTATATTAAAGGAAAACGGTGTTATCCTGTTTTTACAGCACATTTGAAAGATGAACCAAAAAAAATAGGCAGTGAGAAAGTGCGAGTGTTTTTTGGTGCTTCAACAGACCTTAAATTGATTGTCCGTAAGTATTACTTACCTATTGTTAGGTTGTTATCCGAAATGCCACTAATGTCAGAATGTGCTGTTGGGATTAATAGTCACGGTACAGA